TTTTCTTCTGACATTAAATCGCTCCTTGGTCATCTTCTGGTTCTTGCTGCTGTGCTGCAGCCATTTCACTATCCATTCTTTCGATTTCATCGTCATCAAAAAGAAGAATATTCTTTTGCACCCATTGTTTAGAGAAATATTCACCTACATAATTTTGTATCTGATCAAGTGTTTGTATTTTTTCTCTAAGTAATTCTGCTTCTTTTAATTCTGAAAAATGATTATCACGTGTATAATCTAAGTTAACTTCATTTTTCCATGAATGCCAATCTTCTTCGGTAATAATATTTTTCATTATGAGTTGTTTTTTAAGTATATCATAGAAGAAACTTGAAAACCGGTTTCTTAATCTATCAATAAACTTTTGAAACTTCAATTCATCTCGACTTATTTCAGTTGCTCTACCTAGTGAGAACTGTTGTTCTTGTTCTAATCTATTTAAAGGTACATTTAAAGATCTATATAATCTTTTTTGAAAATATAAAATATCTTCAATCTGACCTAAATTTTCTCCACCCGGTAGTGTAGATATTTCTGTTCCACGCCCACCTTCTCTTCGCGGTAGCCAAAAATCTTCCAACATTGACATATGTTTACGATCATCACGTATTTCACCGGTCTTTGCGTCGTAAACAAGTTTATTACGATACTTGGCCATAATATCTTTCATGTATTGTTCAGCTTTACCTCTCGGTAAGTTACCTACATCAATATAAAACATTCTTCTTTCTGGTGCTCTTGCCAACCTATAAATTACTAGCGAGTCTTCCATCATTCTCAACTGCGTAATAGGTTTAAGAGCTTTATGTAAAAAAGAAACTACTCGTTTTCTATGTTCATCAAGCAAACCTGATGTTACGTAACTAACAGAATCATCTGTTAATTTGATAGCACCTGATTGTGAACCTGGCTTTTCCTGGTATATGTAAAACTCATCTACTTTTTCAACCAGCTTGGCACCAGTAGCTGGATCAGTTTTTTTCTTGACTTGTTTTACTTTTCTTATTTTTGCAGAATCAATGTATCTTATCTCTTGTATACCGGCATTTAAGTTATTTTCATCAACTACTAAATGATGATAAAGTCTACCATCAATGTACCATCTTCTAAATATGTCATGCCCTAATTCTTTGAAATTTAACATGTTATATATGTTATCAAACTCATCCAACATTTGTCTTTTAATAGTGGCACTTACTGGAACGCGATCAACGTTCAAAGTGATTATGGGTTTCATATCACCTGAAGTAATTGCCTCATTTACAATATCTTCAATTGCAGCGTCTGCTTCTGGATGCATAGCAGATCCACGATATTTTAATATTAATTGTACATTATCTTTTGAATCATCACCTTCCATATTAATGTAATGTCCGTAGTGTGATCCATAAGATGGTGTACTTACATAACCGGCACCGTCATCATCACGCGGCGGAACAATAGACTTGATTGCTTTCTTGTCTTTCGTTCTCGTTATTTCAAAACCAAATATTTTTAGTGTACCGTCAGCCATAATAATTCCTTTAAGTTATAGGAGAGCGTTTGCTCTCCTATTATTTATTACTTAAGTTGTAGTGTTAGTCTCATAGTATTGATAAGCAAATGTTACAGTAAATCTTTCGATTTCATCATTTGTACCATAGTTCAAATCTATTGGTGACATATCTTGTGGATATGCACCTCTGAACGTATACTTTTTGAGAGCATCACCTGATCGATCAAGTTGCTCAACTAACAGATCTGCTTCATATGCAATCGGAGTTGTAAGTCCGGTATTTGCTGTATGAGCATTAATACCATTCATCCATCTCTCCATTGGATCTCTTATTGCAAAATCTGTGTCATTGATAATTGTAACAGTCCAGACATCAAATGTTCTGTCACCGGCCATTTTTAATTGTCTACCTCTGAAAGGTACTATTATCTGGCCAAGTGTTGATCCCGGCAACTGAGCTGTTTCACAAAGGAAAGATGTCAGTTCTGGATCACCATTTGCATAACCCGGAAAGTTGATTGTAGCTTTGAAGAGGTTAGGTCTTGCCCCGCCGCCTCTTAGCTTTGATTTAAAATCATCTACGCCTAATACTGCCATGTCTTACCTCCTTAAACCGTTCCGACGACTTCTTCGAAGTCAACGCCAGTTCTTACGGCTACAAAGTTCAGTGTGACAAAGTTGATAGATCTAGCAGGCTTAATGAATATGTCTGCTCTAAATTCATTTCTATCAATCACTGCCGCAGTATTATTAGTAGCATCTGCTACCACTCTGAAGTCTGTGATACCACGTCTACCTTTTACTTCTCTAAGTACTGGTTCAATGATATTGACAAACTCAGCTCTTGTAAATTCATCGTTGAATTCAAAGAGTACTTGCTCAGCTGCTCTTGATATTGCTCTTTCTAATGTTAAGAATAATCTTCTTACATTAATTCTATCAAACGCGGATGCTCTTCTGAGTCCGGTTTTATCACCGAATAATATGACACCAGCTCCCGGTATATTAGCAATAGGGTTTACACTTGCCTTGTATAAGGTATCTCTTTGACCCTTTGTTGGTGTGTAAGCCAGTGCTGTTATTCCAAGATACTGACCTCGTCTAGAACCTGCTGGTGAGAACCAAGAAGCTCTGTTTAAGTCAGTTGCTGCCATAAGTCCAGCTGTAGAAGAAGCTGCCGGTATTGTTATGAATTGGTCGTTAAACTTATCATATGTCTTTAAAAAGTTTCCATCATTGAAAAGATATGATGACTTTGTAAATGTATCTGCAGTTGCAACTACGTTTGTTACAATGTCAGAAGCATTTGTTAGTCCTACCACATCATCTCTAGCAGGAGAAGCTACAACAACACAGTCTTTTCTTAAATTTTGTGCGGTTGCAATCAAGTCATTTACAACTGTTGTTTGATTAGCAGTTGTTGCCATTGAAGGCGCGATTAAGAAATCAATTTCGACTTGATCTTTATCTTCAAAGAGATCATAACCGGTTAAGAACTCTGTAGTTCCTATAGCTGTACAGTCAGATCCATTTGAAAAGTTGAATATGAAAGGTCTATTAAATAAACCAGAACCTGTTGACAAGAAGTTATCACCACTGTCGAGTGCAACTCTTCCTGCTGTAGTTACGTTTGCTACTACTGCTGAGTCAAAACCTGCCATATGAACATATTCTGATCTTTCGTTAATTACGTCTTTAACGTAAATAGAAGTTCCATCTTCAGCTTTTGCATCTTTTGCTAAAGACAAGAATGAATATCTTTCAAGTACTGAACCTTTTGTACCTGTAAATTTTCCGTCTTTATCAACAACAACAGCATGTACTTCATCGTTTGTACCATTCTTTTTAGTTAAATAAGTTGATGTTTCCGGCTTTGCATCAAACTCATTCTTATACACCCAATTTGTAAAGGCGTCTGAGTCTGCATGACACATTTGTACTTGTAGATCGTTACCAAGTGATCCTGGGAATCTACCGATAAATGTATGACCAGCTGCTGTTAATGTAGAAGCTTGTGCTTCAAAATCTTCTTCGTTTTTTACTATTGCTGCAGTTAACGATGCGCCAGCACTATCTGATGATATTGATATTGCATTGTCTGCGTCTGCATCAATTGTTCTAACTACTTGGAGTGTGCTTGAGTAGCGTAGAAAATATGATGCTGAATGAAAGTCTATTGTGGTTGCCGAGTCTGGTGCTGCAAACTTTTCTACTAATTCTGTTTCATTAGCGACTAAAGTTCTTTTAAGAGCCGGTCCCCACCTAAAGTTACCTACGATTGCGCCTGTAGTTGACTGGACATTAGGCACTCCTCCAGTCAAGTCTATTTCTTTAACGACAACCGCCGGTGATTCCGATGGTGAAAATAGTGCCATTTTATTTTTCCTTACTTTTAATTACGAGTTTCATAATACGATTGTTCAATTATATCTTATTTATAATATTACAGATCTCTATCATACTCTATCTGCCAAGGGTCATCTTGTGACTCAATTCTTTTAATGTGTTCACTTCCATCATCAATAAATCCGAAAGGTACAATATCTTCTTGTATTTCTTTCATTTTTTGATTAAAAATAATATCTTTTATATTGATGTCAGTTAAATTAGAAAAGTATGCTGATGAAACAAAATAACCGAATAAAACTAAATTCATAACTAAATCATCATTATTACCTACAGATGCTTGAAAAGTTTGTCCTTTTGCTTCAAATGTAGATATTTCTAATATTGTTTGTTCATCAACTACTGTTAGTTTATTATTTTCAAGTAGATCTTTTAATGCACTACAACCTAATCTTTTTGATCTACGATTTATTTCAATACCAATAGCATTTGCTTTTACTGCAGATTCAACGTGAACATTTTCATATTCTAAATCATAATATAAACCATTACAAACCACCGATCCTTGATCATTTGATTCAACAATGCAATAAGCTTTGTTGTAGACCATCGCATACTTATATATAATATTAGGGAAGAGTAA